GCCCAAGTTCGTCAATTACAGAGACATGCGTTGGCTTTTTTGTTAGTGTAGATAAAACACCTGCACTCGATGTATAGCCAGCAGGCCCTATTAATTCATCTAACCCAGACTGCTCAAGTAATTCCTCAATGACAGTTTTCGTGTGTTCCTTACCAGATCCAGTCTCACCAATATTTAAGAAGTATAAGCTAGAGAAGTTTCTCTGATCAGTAACCCACCGACGACCCATTGAAACTGAACCAAATGCAATTGCACATTGCACAGCAAATTGAGGTTGGGGTTTGATTGCAGATACAGTGTAGTAATTTACAACATCCTGAAGAACACCAGGCACACTTAGTAAATGTTCAGGTATTCTACCTAGTTCTGTTGTCTCCTGAGAATAGCCGCCTATTTTCGGGGTAGTCATAATATTCTTGGCGACTCGTGCGCCATGCTCGATTGCTTCCTTGTCTAAATCATATTCTGCGTCTTGCGTTACGTTTAATATTTGAGCGGCTTCTTTGACCGCCTTCTGGACGTTACCCATGTGTTCGAACTGTAGCCACAATTCAAATGCATCAAATGTATGTGCATTATCAAATGGATCGGATGCGTGGTGGCTGTAGGCTCTGCCATCATCAAATAGTTTAACACCAGCTAATCCTGACGTGCTGTTAGGAGATAAATATCTACCCTTGGACGTTGGCTTGTATCCATACTGAACCATCAAAGTGTGCATATCATGTGCATCATTGAATGCATCTATTACTGAAGTGCTATCACTTTTAGGTCTTGGCTTTCGTGTTGGCTGAAACTCTGCCTTCTTTTTCCAAGGGCAAATGTCCTGAAGCTGTGGACGAAACTTATCCCACTCACGCCACAATGTTAAAATTTGTGGTGGCAGTTCTGGCAAGCCATCGAAGATTGATCTCCCCGCCCATTCATATGGACGACCTGTATCTGGATGGATACTTGGCGGAAGTACATCCTGAACAGAGCCTGCGCGTAATTCAAATACCACTTCGGTCTTGCGTGGATCTCCCTCGACAGGCCACGATATCTTGTGCGTGATTAAATCAGGTGGAGCTTTAAAGATCAGCTTACCACGATTTTCACGTCCGATAATCTGTGGTGCAGATTGCATCAACTCAGAAAAATCTATTCCCAGATGTTCAAAAATTATTTTTGTATGCTCGACATTATCTATGTCGATAGCACAAGTTCCAGATGCACCATGCAGTAATCCTACATTGTGATTTGGGTTCTGCTCATAATATAGTCTGGCCTGATCTGGATCTGACAATGCCTTCTCTGGTTGTTGCCAACCAAATCTCGTTGGCCCTTTGGAGCCAGCAGGGATTGTTACCAGATACCAACTCAGCTTTGAGCAGTAATCTTCTATCTGAAAGCTCATGCTGATTCGGTCAGATATTGGCTAAGTTTCTTCCAAGTTGTTAAACTGATGTGGTCAACGCCATCTCCTGATGCGATCCCCTTTACAGTTGGGTGAGATAGCCCACATTTCTCAGCGACAACAGTTAAACGTCGATCTTGCAACGCCTCTCGTATGTCGTCCAGTGGTAGTAGTGTTTGCATTATTTTGATCCTTTTTTGCATTATTTGTAAAAACATCTTTACATAGTGAAAATCTTTCTGTAAACAAGATTCTGTAGAGAATGAGTGAAAAAAAGAAAGAAAGGAAATTGCCATGAGCAATATCGATGGACTTGCCTCCCAGTGGCTAGAAGTAAAGGCGTTAGAAAAACAGATTATCGCACAGCGTCATGCGATAGAAGAGCAGATCACAGAGGCACTAGATGCCAAAGATGAAGGCTCAATATCCCACAAATTATCAGAGCATAAAGTTACGTTATCACAGCCTGTGTCTCGTAAGGTTGATGCTATTGCATGGGATAAAGTTAAAGATAAAATCCCAAGTAACCTACACCCAGTAAAGGTAAGCGTATCTGCGGATGCCGCTGGTTGTAGATATTTAGCGGAAAAAGAACCGCGCCTATGGTCAAAGATTGCCAAGGCATTCACAACTAAATCTGGAAAAATTGGTGTAAAAGTAGAGGCTCTGTAATGGAGCTTACTGCCAATGAATTGGTCATGCTATCCGAAGCGTTGAAGTCTGTGACGTTTATGGATGGCTTGACTAAAAGCCCAGAGCAGATCAGATTGGAACGTAAACTGTCACGTTGGTCTGATCATGAAAATCTAATTTTTGTAGAAGGAGAAAATAATGGAAGAAATAAATAAAATATTAGACGAGGTATTTGCCCTCGTATTTAGGGGGGATTGGTAATGGCTATAAATTTAAAATCACTATCCAAGCCATCAGGTCAGCGACCAATAATCGCCACCTTGTTTGGTGAAGGTGGAATGGGTAAAACTACTCTAGCCGCTATGTTTCCAAAGCCAGTCTTTATCAGAACTGAAGATGGAACTGCATCACTCATGGGAAATGAAAACGTAAGTTTGTTTCCATTAGCAACATCATCAAATGATGTCTTAGATGCAATTGAAGCTCTAGCCACTGACAAGCATGAGTTTAAGACATTGGTTATCGATAGCATTACGCAATTGGCAACAATGATCGAAAGCGAAATTGTAGCGGCTGATCCTAAAGCTAAATCTATAAACCAAGCTGGGGGTGGATATGGAGCAGGGTATGGAACTGCATCTGAGAAGCACCGCCAGATCAGAGAGTGGGCAGGATCTCTTGCCTATGAAACTGGAATGAATGTGGTCTTCATTGGACACGCCGACACTGAGACGTTGGACTTGCCTGATTTAGATCCATACGCAAGGTACTGTGTGAGAATGCATAAGAAGAGCATTCCACATTACACTGATAATGTTGACCTAGTTGGATTAATCCGACTGAAGACATTTACTCGCGGAGATGGCGATAAGAAGCGCGCCATTTCTACTGGTGAACGTGAGATACTGTGCTTTCCACAGGCATCATCAGTCACCAAAAATCGGTTCAACATTACTGAACCACTGCCATTTACATTTGATGGCGGCAATCCATTTTCACAATTTGTAGCAGAGTAGGAGAACTCACATGGACTTAAACGGATTTAACGCATTGGAAATTGAGCCAACAACAACTAACGAACCAATCCCAGCAGATTGGTACAAGGCTGTAATTTCTAACACCGAGCAGAAGGCAACTAAAGCTGGAACTGGCTCATACCTAGAACTCACAATTGACGTGATCGAAGGATCATATCAAGGCAGAAAAATTTGGGATCGACTAAATTTACAGAACCCAAACCAAACTGCGGTTGAGATTGCACAACGTAATCTATCGAGCATTTGTCGTGCGATTGGTGTGAACAACCCAAAGGATAGTGCTGAGTTATGTGACAAGCCACTGATGGTTAAAGTTGCAGTTAGAGCGGCTGATGGTCAGTATGATGCCACTAACGAAGTTAAGGGTTATGACGCGGCAGGTGGAGCTACGGCTACTGCATCACCTGTAGTTGCAACTGCGAGTGCATCTACACCACCTTGGAAGAAGTAACGTCTACCTCTGGATCGGCTCCTCGTGAGCCGATTTACTAGATAGATGGAGAAGCAAATGAACCTTGAACAATATATGACGCCAGAAACAGTTCGCCTCATTTACGAGAAATATCAACAGAAACGAAAGAATGAGCATCGACCTCACTTGGGTGGATCTCAAATTGGCAATGAATGTAGTCGCGCACTTTGGTATCAGTTTAGACACGCATGGACGCCAGACTTCTCTGGGAGAATACTTCGATTGTTTGAAACAGGTGATCGTGAAGAAGATCGTGTTGTATCTAACCTAAGAGATATCGGTGTAGAGATTTGGGAAGTAGACCCAGAAACTGGCAAGCAAGTTAGATTTACAGAATGTGGTGGTCACTTCGCATTGTCTCTGGATGGCGTAGGTCTTGGTTTTCCTGAGAGCAGTAAGCCACACACACTTGAATTTAAAACTATGAACACCAGAAGTTTTAAAGATATCGAAAAGAAGGGATTGCAGAAAAGCAAGCCTATCTATTGGGCGCAATGCCAGATTGGTATGCACTTGGCTGAATTAGAGAACTGCTACTTCTTTGCAGTTTGTAAGGAGACTGACGCTATTTATGCAGAACGTCTAAAGCTAGATAAGTCTGAGTCCATGCAACTTATCGAGAAGGCAAATAAAATTATATTTGCAGAGACGCCACCATCCAAATTAAGTGAGGATGCAAGTTTTTGGCAATGCAAGTTCTGTCCGTATTGGGCGGTATGTCATGGATGCAAGATACCAGAAGTTAGTTGTAGGACTTGTAGCCATGTGACCCCAGAGAAAGATGGCACTTGGAGTTGCGCCAAAGGGAAGCCCACAGTTACCTGTGATGAACATCTATACATCCCACAAATCATGCCAAAAGATTTGGTGGTGCATGATGCTAGTGATGACTTTGTTGAATACCAAGATCAAGACACTGGCGAGATCATTAAGAACAAGGAGAACAGCCAAGCTATTTTTGATGGCAGAATGAAATGATAGAAGACACGATAGTGAGAGAGGCTGTATTAGAAGACATAAAATATGTTGTCAGCCTCAGTAAAAAAGAAAGTTTGAGTTTAGGTTTTATTCCAAAGATGGCGTATGAATCTGCGATCACAGGAATCAAAACTGGCAAGAGATGGTCACCTGTTTGTAATGACAAACTATTTGTGTGTACTGTTAACGATGACCTTGTTGGTTTTTGCCTAGCTAGTTTTGGCAAAAGAAATGCAATCTACCGCAAGGGAAAGATAGCTCAGATTTGCCTACAAGAAGATGCCAGAAAATTTGAGAGGGGCAAACTGCTTTTAAACGTAGTTATCAATTGGGGTAAGTCTATTGGGACTTTATCTTTTGATGCAGGTTGTGCTGACGATCTGGAAAGTAATTTCTTTTGGCAAGCTATGGGTTGGGAGATTGCAGGATCTCGTAGGGGTATCGGACACAAAAACACTTGGGTTCAAACAAGCAAACGAAAAATCAATATATATAACTACGATCCCAATTGGCTAAGTGGATTAATAATAGGAGACGTTAAATGACATTTACCCTTAGAGACTACCAAAAAGAAGCAATAGATGGGCTGTACAGCTACTGGGCAAGTAAGTCAGGGGATAATCCATTAATCGTTGCGCCTACAGGCTCTGGGAAGACTGCGATCATCGCACAACTGATTTCAGACGCCATGAGCTACCACGGCACGAGAGTTATGGTTGTAACGCATGTTAGAGAGCTTCTGGAGCAAGGTGCTTCAGGATTGGTCAAACTGTACCCACAGGCTGATTTTTGCTTCTACAGCGCGTCTGTGGGTGAGAAGCGACTAGACAAACCTATTATATTTGCAGGGATACAAAGTGTATGGGAGAGAGCCTACCAGATCGTACCTGCAATTGATTTGATATTAATCGATGAAGCTCACATGCTACCCAAGAATGAAGGCACTCGATACAACAAATTCATAGCTGACATGAAGAGTTGTAATCCAGATGTTAAAGTTGTTGGCCTGACTGCCACGCCATACCGATTAGACAGTGGATACTTGCACAAAGGCGAGGGAGCTATCTTTGATGGAATTGCACATGACATATCTGTTGAGATGCTCATGGAGCAAGGTTACCTATCTCCTGTCATATCCAAGGGCGGAATTAAACAGATCGACCTGACAAATGTCAAGAAACGTGGTGGTGAATTTATCGAGAGCCAATTGGCTACTGCCGCATCAGATCCAGAGTTGGTTGCGTCTACAGTCGCAGAGATAGTTGATTTAGGATCAGATAGGAAAAGTTGGTTGGTGTTTAGCTCTGGTGTGAGCCACGCACAAATGTTGGCAGATGAATTTGAATTTCACAATATATCAGTTGGAGTTGTCACTGGATCAGATGGAAAGAAAACCAGAGATCAGACAATTGCTGATTTTAAATCAGGCAAACTAAAATGCCTGATCAATGTGAATGTGTTGACCACTGGCTTTGATCATCCTTCTGTGGATCTCGTCGCGTTGGTTAGAGCTACAGCATCAACTGGATTGTATGTGCAAATGGTTGGACGTGGCACTAGAATTGCAGATGGCAAGGAAAACTGCCTGATATTAGATTATGGTCAAAATGTTGAGCGTCACGGATTTATCGATAAGGTTAAGCCAAAAGATAAAATGAGTGGTGGCGATGGAGAAGCTCCAGTTAAGACATGCGAGAAATGCCAAACGATGGTTCACGCCGCCGCTCAAGTTTGTCCTGAGTGTGGATTTCAGTTTCCACCGCCTATGCTTAATCACAGTTCAAGTTCATACCGAGGTGCTATGTTATCGTCTCAAGTAGAATCCGAGTGGGTTGATGTCGATAGTGTGTACTATTCAAGGCATAAGAAAGATGGAAAGCCAGACAGTGTGAAGGTGACTTACCATTGTGGAATGATGTCAAACTCTGAGTGGCTGTGTCCAGATCATGGTGGATACGCCGCCAGTAGATATAGATCCAGAAAGCCTTTGCTCAACTCAACGGCAGATACAACAGATGAAGCTCTGGACGAATCAAGTTCTTGGATAACGCCTAGTCGCATAAAAGTTAAACCATCATCTCACAATCCAAAATACAAAGAGATTGTGGAATTTGATTATACACAAGTGGAGAAGAAACATGAGACGCAAACGCAAAACTCGGACTACTACGATTGGACTGGTGAAGATATCCCCTTCTGAGCATGACGAGCAAGTTGGATTTATCAATTGGTTTCGAGCCAAATATTCAGGTGTTTTGATATTTGCAATTCCTAATGGCGAGAAGAGAGCCATTAGCGTTGCCAAAAGATTAAAAGCTGAAGGTGTAGTTCGAGGCGTCCCAGATTTATATGTTCCTACTTGGAACTTGTGGATTGAAATGAAACGAGCTTCAGGTGGAAGACTTTCGCCTGATCAGAAAGAAATGATAAATTATTTAGAAAGTATTGGAAATACAGTTATCATAGGGAAAGGGGCAAGTGATGCCTCTAAGAAAGTATTGGAGTTTATGGAGAAAGGAAAACTAGAATGACGTGGGAAATAAAAAAAATAATATGTGGAAATCAAGAGCATTATAAAAAAGCTCAAGATAAATATGGAGAGGCGTGGAGGATACAAGCCAAGAAAGATAAAAATGACAATCCTGCATTAAGGTTAAGCCAGAAGCCATTGAAAAATGGTACTTTAAGCAAAGAAGGGGCGTCCAGAGGTGGCAAGAATAGTGCAAAAACACATGCACATATTCAACAGCAACTTAGTTTGTTCCCAAAAAGCCTTCTAAGTCATTGAAAACAAACAAAACTTTCCCCTTGATATACTACATTTAGTAT